AAGGAAGCGCCGGGTAAATTAATTAATCAAGGTGATAATCAGTATAAAGAATTCCGTGGTATGGCAAGTCGTCAGGCTCAGGAAAATTGGCATGGTAAAGTTTCTGTAGTTGAGGGAGAATCAACGATAGTTTCATTCAAGGGTGATGTGGGTAGAACCTTGGACGAATGGAGAGCAGGAATTCAGAGTGGTTGTTCTTATTCAGGAGTTCATAGTCTTGAAGATTTACAACTTTTTTCAGAATATATTAAAGTTACATCAAATAGTTTAAAGGAGAGTGTGCCTCATGGCAAATCTTAAAGTAAATAGTATTGATAATGCGTATGATAATTTTGCGCCAAGGAATGGTGTTGAAAAAGAAATTACTGATATTTGTAATGAGATGGCAGATTTTCTTATTGGTAAGAATAGGGCATATGGTAATTCTGCATTAGAGCCTGTTAGAGTTTTTTCTAAAGCAAATAATACAGAACAGTTGCTTGTGAGAATTGATGATAAGTTAAGTAGATTTCTTAAGGGGAAAGAGTTTCCCGGTGACAATGATATTGACGATCTAATTGGCTATCTGGTATTATTAAAGGTAGCGAAGCGCGACAACTGGAGATAAAATGCCAATGTATACTTATACCTGCCTACCTTGTGATAAGGAAATGGTTCTTATGCAAAAAATGGAACAACGCGATGCGGCCCGTTGTCCAGAATGTGGTTATAGTTTAATTCGTGGAATTGATAGGCCGGGAAGCGTGTGGGCACCGACAGCGGGCGGGTTCAGGTGAAAAAGAAGAGGGAAAAAGTTGAGCGCCTTCCCTACAATAATCCCGATATTATAGTTTATACAGAACTAGAGTTTGGTAAAGATGTCATTAAACCGGGGGATAAGATTAAAATTAAGAATACTCGCGGGTATTTTATTTTTCATAAATGGGCGCATAATTCACATCTAGATGTTACTTGGATTGATTGTATGAATCCTAACACTGGTGAATTTAGATCTTTTTATATGGATACTTTAAAGGGTGTTCATCGTGCTAAAAAAAGTATAAGGAAAAAATTAATTGGCTGATTTAGAAATTGCCGACCGCTTCGATTCTATGAATAGAGTAGTAGAAGAATTACTTAAGGGTTCAGCACCTAGAGAAATTGCTATGCGACTTAATATGTCCCGCGCACTTGTTTCAGAATTAATTTCTGAGTGGAAGAATATTATTCATAATGATAGTAATATTCATGGTCGTGCTAGGGAAGCAATTGCTGGAGCCGATCAGCATTACGCTATGATTATTTCTAAGGCTTGGGAAACAGTAGAGCAGGCAGATTCTAATCAGCAATATTCTGTTAAGACACAGGCTCTTAAACTTGTTGCGGATACTGAGCAGAAACGTCTTGACATGTTAAACAAGGCGGGTGTACTGGAGAATAGTGAACTTGCTGAACAACTTATAGAGACAGAAAGAAAGCAGAAGATTCTTGTAGAGATTTTGCGGGATGTTACTTCTGATTGTGACAAGTGTAAGCATGAAGTTATGAGCAGGCTTTCTTCTGTAACTAATCAAGCAGAAGTTATTAGGATTGATTAATGTTTGATGATTTTCTTCAAGTTTTAGAGGGTGACGAATTTCAAGAGAAACCCGTACCTATTGAAGAATTTGTTGTGTCTAAGGACTTCCTTGGTTTGCCTCCGCTTTCTCAATATCAATATCAAATGATTAAGGCTTCTACGCAAATTTATAAAAAAGAAACTTTAATTAGATTGTATGGGGAAAAAGAAGGAAAGAAAATATTTTCTCAAACGTGTAATGAAGTTATTTTCCAGTTAGGTAAAGGGTCGGGGAAAGACTATGTTTCTACCATTGCCTGTTCCTATGTAGTTTATTTATTGTTATGCCTCAAAGATCCAGCCAAATATTATGGCAAGCCTCCCGGTGATGCTATTGATATTATCAATATTGCTATTAACGCTGTTCAGGCTAACAGAGTTTTCTTTAAGGGTTTTCTTAACAGGATTGAAAGATGTCCTTGGTTTGCTGGGAAATATGATGCAAAGGCAAATAGTATTGAATTTAAAAAGGCTATCACAGTTCATTCTGGTCACTCTCAGAGAGAGTCTTGGGAGGGATACAATGTTATCATCGTTTTCCTTGACGAGATTTCCGGTTTTGATATAGAATCAACTAGTGGTAATGAGCAGGCTAAGACTGCTGGAGCAATTTATCGAATGTATCGTGGATCTGTAGATTCTCGATTCCCGGAATATGGTAAAGTTGTACTACTTTCATTCCCACGTTACAAGAATGACTTTATTCAGCAAAGATACGAAGAAGTTATTGCAGATAAAGAAACTGTTATTAGAACTCATAAATTTAAGATTGATTCTGAATTACCTGATGATATAGAAGAGAATTATTTTTCTATTGAGTGGGAGGAAGATCATATTAATGCTTATAAGATTCCAAAAGTTTATGCTCTAAGGCGTCCCACATGGGATATTAATCCAACAATTAAGATTGAAGATTTTACTGTAGCGTTTTATTCCGACCCGGTTGATGCACTTGGTAGGTTTGCGTGTATGCCTCCAGATGCTCAGGACGCATTCTTTAAATCTAGAGAAAAAGTGGAGAAAGCATTTGCTAGTCTCAATCCCAATTTAGATGAGCATAATAGGTTTCAGGAATGGTTTAAGCCAGAACCAGACAAGATGTATTTTGTTCATGTTGATCTTGCACAAAAGCATGACAGATGTGCGGTAACAATGGCGCATGTGGATTCTTGGAAAAAGATTCGCGTGGGCGGTCAGACGACAGAGGCAGCACCATTTATTGTTGTAGATGCAATTAGATGGTGGACACCGAAGTCAACTGAGAGTGTAAATTTCACAGAGGTTAAAGATTATATTCTTTCTTTGAGGCATCGTGGTTTTGATATTAAAATGGTTACTTTTGACCGTTGGAATTCTCATGACATGATGCAGCAACTTAAGGCTAATGGAATGAATACTGAAGTTCTTTCTGTTGCTAAGAAACATTATGAGGACATGGCTCTTGTGGTTATGGAAGAAAGATTGTTTGGACCTAGAAATGAAATTTTAATTAACGAATTGTTACAACTTAGAATTATTAAGGATAAGGTTGACCATCCAAGAACTGGATCAAAAGATTTGGCTGATGCTACTTGTGGCGCTATTTATAATGCTATTAGCAGGACGCCGGTAGACCTTGATAAAGAAATTGAAATTCATAGTTATGATTGGGAAGATGAAGATTTAGAAAGAAAAGCACCTGAAGATAAAGGTGCAAGTGTTATACAATTACCAGAGAATAGAGAAATGCCAAGTTTTCTCCAAGATTTTGTGTATGGAGATGCTGATGATCCCGGCAGAGATTTTAGCAATCTGCCAACAATTATATAGTACGCGCCGGTAGCCTAGCCCGGTTTTGGCAGCAGTCTTATACACTGTGTATCGTGAGTTCAAATCTCACCCGGCGTACGGAGTTGCGAGAGATGATTCCTTGGGATGGTATAGTTACAGTATCCGAAATGATCCACGGGAGCGTACAGGGGAGTCCTTTTATGCTGGTGTGCTGTGGAATTTTGCGCCTCTCGCAACTCTCCAATATGATAGAATTGTAGTGTGATGGTCCCTAAAAGAGCAGAGCGAATCAAGATGATTAAGGAACGCGACGGCGACTTGTGTTTTATTTGCAAGAAGCCATTTATTAATAATCTTGATATTACAATTGAGCATTGGATTCCTCGCGCTGCCGGTGGAAGTGATGAATTAGATAATCTTAGAATTTCACATAAGAAATGTAATGTTGCTAAGGCTGACCTAATTCCAAATCCAGACGGTACGCTTCCTGAAAAACCCAAGAAAATTCCTTATAATAAAAGACAAACTGAGAAGAAAAGAATCCTTGGTGACTTTTGTTATGATTGTCAGGGCGGTAGGAATCTTCAGGCTGGTCAGAGTTGTGAGTTTTGTGGTGCTTTGCCGGGACCAATAGAGAATCCTCGTTATTTAAAACGTAAATCTCCAGAATGTGATCATAATATTTTTTGGTGCTGGGCTTGTAGTATTGGTATTGTTGAAAAGAAAAGTGTTACTCAGCATTTAATTACTGGTTAATGCCCCTTCGTCTAACGGCAGGACAACGGTTTCTGGTACCGTTTATCGTGGTTCGAATCCATGAGGGGCAGCGTTAAAAAGTTTTTATTTTTAAAGATTTAAATATTATTAAAAATATTTTCATGTTATAATCAATATAGATCAATGACATGGAGTTACTTTGACGGCAGCATCAGTATTTATTAGTTCGGCTTCAGGATTACCGAATGCTGGGCCAAATGCATTTTCCTCTATTGCTTCTGGTGCGACTGGACATATATCTGATCATCAGAATATAATGGATGCTCTATGGCATTTTGATTATTATCTTTCAACTTCTTCAGCATTAGCCTCTGCTATTAAAGATGAAACTGGAACAGGCGTTCTAGTTTTTAATAATAGTCCTAACTTTACTGGTACTCCAACAATTAACGGGACCGCTATCGGCAGTGGTAATGCTATAACTATTCAAAATTCTGGCAGTCTTGTTACCTCGGCTGCCAGTGCATTAAATTTTACTGGTGGAATAAATATTTCAGGTACTGGTGGTTCTGTAACTATCAATGTTCCTGTAGGCGGTACTGCTAGTAATTCTGCCTCCTTGGGTGGTTTACCGGACACTGCATATGCTAAATTGTCTGGTGCAAATTTTGTTTCTGCATCAATTGGTGGTGTTGCAATTACTCCCGGTAGTCAGGGAAATAGTTCTTATTCTGCAAGTGCTGGTATTTCTGCGAGTACTTCTCAAACTAATTTTAATGTTTTAACAGTAAATAATGCAACTGTTGCAACAGTTAATGATGTTAATAATCTTTTTAATGGTAGGGCACAAGTATTTTATGCAGATACTCCTTTAGATGCCAGTTATTTGGCTAGTTCTGCAAATGTTGGTAATTATTTTTGGGTAAATAGAAGCGGTCAATTGGTTTATGAGAATGGTATACCTGCGGCTCCCTCTCAAGCAAATTATTTATGGGTAAATAATATTACAAACAATAGTTATGATATCAATTATTTATCTTCATACAATGGTGGAAACCCGATAATCAATGGCGTCGTTGTTATATATAACAGTAATTTTGTTATGCAAGGTAGTGCAGTTTTTACTCCTAGTACTGCCCCTTATACGATATCTTCAGCAACATTTTTTAGTACAACTGCCTCTAATTTTAATATTAATAATGATTACTATACAGGTATTTATTTTAATAATATGCTGGGGAATTCTATTGGAGCATTATCACCATTATCCCCATTAGTAAGATATAATTATAGCACCAGTAGTAGTGCTACTAAAGTTAATAATGTGTCTTCTTCAGTAGGAACAACTAGCCTGTCCGTATCTTGGACTCCACCAACATCTGGAAGCATAAGTGCATATCTTGTTAGTTTGTATGATCCATTAAATATTGTTAGTAATGGGTCGTATTATCTTCATTCTAGTAGTGGAGTAAGTACGACTTCGGCAGTTAATATTGCTATATTTAATAATTTATTGTCTAATTATAAATATATATATACAGTGGAGGCTATAACTGCTCCTAGTAATTTCAGAGGACCGCAAGAAGCGTCTATTGTTCAAACACTGGTTGGAACAATATCTTCAGCACCTACATCATTGAGTGCTCTGACAACTCAAAGAGCAGGTCTATTCTATTGGAATTCTCCAAGTTTTAATGGGAATTCAACCATTAATAATTATCTTATTTCTTATAGCGCAGACCTTGGATCAACTTGGAATTATGTTCTGACTAATTCTTCTAGTGCTGCAACATTATCTTCACCATTCACCTTGAGTAATCTTAATTATGGTATTAATTATTATGTAAGAATTGCAGCACTGAACCAATTTGGATATAGTGCAAATAGTAATATAATTACATATTCTACTTCAGCAGCAGTGCCAAATACTCCTTCAGCACCACTTTTAAGCAGAGGAAATTCTCAGTTTACGGTTTTGCTTACGCCTCCAACTGATAATGGGGCAAGTATCAATTACTATAATGTCGTATGGTCTACTGCAAGCAATTTTTCAACAATAACGGGAAGTGGAAATTTAAACAATATTTCAAGCGTTATAACAGGTTTGACCAATAATACTACTTATTACATAAAATATCTTGCTAATAATGCGGTAGGAAATAGTCAATATTCATCATTTACTTCAGTAACACCTACCCCTGTTGCTTTAACTGGATTGAAAATTCTTGCTGCATTTTATGGATTGAATGGAATTGCACAAGGCAATGCAATAATTAGTCCCAATGCTTCTTTTAATTCATGGTCATCCCCAATTATTGCTGCTTCAGGATTGACCCCGTATGGCTTTCTTGCACAATCCAATGGTGGAAATTATATTTCAGGAGACATTGATTCCAATGGTTTAGGGTTTTTTTACTCTGAAGATAATGCTTTATGGGCGTATACCCTTGATGGTGGTTCAACTTTTAATGATAATTCTTTGCAATACAATTCTAGTTTTAATTCAAACGCAAGTTTTATATTGGGCGAGGCAGATCCTAATAATTTAAAACTTTCTATTAATAATTTCCCATTGTCGGGTCTTGCATATGGAAGAATTTATAATAGATCGTCGATGAGACTTGTTAACGGATATTGGGTTATGCCACAGCAATATGCGAATACACAGTATTGGACTAGTCCTACTGGATCTAATAATCCAATAAATAATACCGGCCTAGCCTCGTATTTTGTTCCTAGAGATATTGCTTACGGCGCTGGATTAAATTCAGGCGGAGTAGGGAAATATGTTATGGTTGGAAGAGGTCAAGTATCGGCTGCTCCGGGTACTGCCGGTTTGATGATTTATAGTGCTTCTAGTCTTACTTCAGGTTCGTGGACGTTGGCTGCAAGCGCAGCGCCGTATTCAGGATCTCCTGTTCCAATCAGTGCAAGTGCTGATGCAAACTGCGTCACCTTTGGTGAAGGCATATTTGTTGCTGGCGGTGGAAGTATACTTAGTGGTCCTAAGATATACACAAGTCTTGATGGAACTAATTGGTTTTCTGCATCGACTCTTCAAGGTGGGGTCACCGACGCACGTCAAGAATTGCCTATTGTGGCTGTTACTTATGGATCAGCAAGATTTATTGCTTGGTCTGGAAGCGGATATTATTATTATGCTGTTGCAAGTGCTATCGCGGCAAGTCCAACTAATCCGTTAAATTGGGTGAAAGCAAGCATGTATCCCAGTCCATTGGGCGGAAATGTAGTAACTCAAAATACTGTAATTATGGATGCTAGATGGGTTAAAGATAAATTTGTAGCAGTTACTTCAAGTGGAACAATTATTACTTCCGCTTCACTTTCTTCATATTGGCCTGCTTTTTATTGGAATGAATATACTCCAAATGTTAATGGATTGACAGCAAGCGGCCTATTTAGCGCACTTGTGGTAGGATACTGATATGGCACAAATAAAGGTGGGCGGAGTCCCCGATATAACTAATGCAGACAATAATAAAATATTAATTGTATCAAATGGCAAATGGTCAGCATCATCTGTTCAAATCGTGCCGCCCATCGGCGCTCTACCCGTTTATAGTTCTGGTAGTGTTAACAGTGCATCTTCAGATATTGATCGTGGTAATTATCAGGGTTTTGCAACAGAGACATATTTTAATGATTCATCTTTAAGTGTTAGTCCTGTTATTTCTAGAAATAAAATAAAAAATTATAAAGGAAAATATGGGGTTAACCCTATAAATAATAAGATTATTAATACAACTACTTATAATTTTATTGAAATAGGTGGAAATGATAATAAACATAGTTTAAAGGGGAGTTTAAAAAATAGTCCAGAATCAACATTGGAACATGTTATACTTCCTATTTTTAGTTCATATTATTTATGGTTTGCTTATCCTGAAAGACCAACTGAAAATGTTAAGAAAACGCTTGTTCTTGTAAATGATAAAGCGGCTTCAGTTGGTGCATACAGTGGTATATTTAATAGTAATGCCGTCACCTTTGCCAATGGAGTATCACAAAATATTGTTCCGACCACTGCATCATCTGCAAGAGTTGTATCTATGGAATGGTTGGGATATCCATATGGATGGTATATAACATCTGTACAAGCAATTAATGTAAGTAGTTATTGGTATTCTAATAAAATTCCGTGGTTGATACCCTTAAATTCACCAGCACAAACTTCAACATTAGAAACATCAATAAATTCAGTTATTTCGCAAATGCCGGATGGCTTGATGAGAGGTCTTGCCGATAGAAATGTTCATGCGGAAGTTAGTCCCACAACTTCTCCGGCATCAGGTCCATTGTTTAATTATACTCAAACTCCGGGCGTATCGGGAACAGGGTTAACAATGAATTTGGCTCAATACGAAATTCTTAATGGATATTCATATGATAATGAGACTTGTGTACTTTTGCCTTACAACAATATTGGTGTTGTAACATTTTCTCATGAAATTGGACATGTTATTGATTTCGTGGGTCAAAAAGACGGGACTCCTATTAGTAGTAGACCAGATTGGATACTGGCTTTTGCTGTCGCAGGTGGTCCGGGTAATGCTGGTACTTATAGTACTAATATTCTTGAGTGGACCGCAGAAAGTATAACTTGTTGGATTCATCAAGATTATCCTACTGGTAGTACATGGTCGCATGGTTCTGTAAACGGTTTAGCAACAACCCGAGCAATCTTAGATTCAATTTTGCCAGCGAATTGGCATGTATAGTAATTAAAATTTCTGATACAATAATAATACATAGGCATATTGTTTATAATTTATTTTGCTTATTTATTTTTTAAAAAAGGAATTATTAAAATGGCAGGTACTACAAACTTTTATACGCATAAAAATTTTGCTATATCAATTATACCAAGTGGGCTTAGTAATACTGCAACAAGTGTTACAGTTGCTACTGGAACTTATTCAAGATTTCTCGCTGGTCCCGCAACAATTGTTGCTGCTTCAGCAACACCAGATGGAACTAATTCAGAAATTGTTTTAATAACAGCAAATCCTGCATCAGAAACATTTACTATTCAAAGAGGATATGAAGGAACAGCGTCTTTGACATTCGCTGCTTCTGCCGTAATTTTTCAAGGTCCAACTGCATCTGTTGTTAAATCAATTGAAGATGGAGTAAATAATCTTGAAACATTGAACTATCATATAAATAATTCTTTCAACAATTTAACCACTACATCTTCTTTAGTTTTAACAGATGCGGGAAGACTTGTAACAGCATCAAGCAATTCAGCAATGAGTATTATTGTTCCACCAAATAATCAGGTGCAATTTGCGATTGGTACACAGATACTTGTTACTCAGTCAGGTTCTGGTGCTGTCACTATAACAAATAATGGTGGTGCTGCTAGTTTGCAATGGTATTCACCTTCAGTTTCTGGGGCGGGATCAACTGCTTCAGCAACACTAAAAGGAATTCATGCTGGTGCTACCCTAATCAAAATCGCGCAAGATACATGGAAGATTCTAGGAAATCTTACATGATCCCCGCAGTTATTGGTGCAGTTAGTTCAATCTCAACAAGTGCTAGTCCAAGAGTTTTTGGAATTCTATATGCAAATCCTAGTGTTACTTATTATGGGGTTCTTTTTTATGCAAATGATAGTTCTTATACTTCGTGGAGTACTAAAGTTTTAACTGCGACAAATACTAATGCAGTTTTTGCTAATTCAGGAGCCGGTCCACTGTCTATTGCAGCCAATAACAATTATGCATACGCTCTTGATTATACTGAAACTTCTGTTGCAGCAATTTCTGGATCATATCCTCCATCAGCATTATGGAGTGATGTTGCATCGCCCAACTATCAAAATCTAGCGTCGCAGGCGCAAGAAAGAATGGTGACTGCTTCTGATTATCCCGGAATAAATATTGCGTATTTGGGTTATAATTTTACTACTGCAAATACTCGTTATGTTAATAATAATTGGGTATATGTAAATCCTATAGGAACCCAAAACGTAGGTTCCAGTTCTGTTAATGGAGGAACATTTACTAATGGTCCTATTTTAACTACTTTGATTTCTTCAATAAATAAATCTGGCACTACGATTACAGTAAATACTGCATCGCCACATGGACTCTTAAACGGTGAATGGATCTACATTCAGGGTTCTTCAAGTGGGGTTAATAATATTAGTCATCAAGTATCAACGGTAAACTCAGCAACTTCATATAATGTTTCATATACTGTTTCAAGTTCAGTAATGATTTCTCAAGGTAGCAGTGGTAGCGCAATTCCTTTCCGTCGTTGGTGGGATATAGCCTATGGTGTAGGATCAACAGCCGGTGGCGTGGGCAGATATGTTATTGTAGGAGAACATGGTTATCAGAGTGATACAATCCCAGCATTTAAATCAATATATTCATCTAGTTTAACTGCTGGAACATGGTCAATTGGAGCAAACACGTCAGGTCCAACCACAACTGGTGCCAAGTCTGTCACGTTTGGTAATGGCACGTTTGTTGCGGTTGGTGGCAATCCAAAAACAACATATAATCAATCTCAGACGGTCAGCGGTCCTATGATTTACACATCTACTGACGGTATTTCATGGGCGCAACAAACAATTTCAACTGGTATAACTCAACCACTTCTTTCAGTTGCTTATGGTGCTGGCAAGTTTGTTGCAGTCGGTTTCGGTGGCAAAATTGTTTATGCTGCTGATAATGCTGTTAATACATGGACAAATGCTACATCGCCCACAACAGCAATCATTAATAAAATTATTTTTTCTGTTTCAAAGTTTTTTGCTACTTCTACTGATGGTAAAGTTTTGGTTTCTTCCGATGGTGTTTCATGGACTGCATACACATTGCCAACAATAACTGGGTATGATGGTACATTTATTTCTAGTATGGATATTGCTTCTTTCTGATGAATAATAATATACCGACAGACGCAATGGTTTCCGCTGCTAAAAGAGCATTAGAATGGAAAAAACAAGGTAAGGCTGGCGGTACAAGTATTGGCCTTAATCGCGCTCATCAAATTGTTAGTCGTGAAAATCTTAGTGATTCTACTGTTAAGAGAATGTATTCTTTTTTCTCCCGCCATGAAGTAGATAAGAAAGCAAAAGGATTTTCTTCTGGTGAAGAGGGTTTCCCGAGTCCCGGCAGAGTTGCGTGGGATTTGTGGGGCGGAGATTCCGGCTTTTCTTGGTCAAGAAGGAAAGTTGCTAGTATGGAGAAAATGAATCTATATGGGGGTAGTACAGAAAAGCCTTTTCGTGTAGAATACAATGTAGGAGATTGTCAAGGTGGCTGGGCGGTATTAAAAGATGGTACTGGTCAAGTTGTAGGGTGTTATAAGACAGAAGATGAAGCCGTAGAACACATGGAAGAAATGACATCTGATACCATTGATATTCTTGGAGATGAAGTAAGAACTACAAAGTCTCCTGAAGAAATTCAGCAAGATAGAGTGAATAAACAAATGACTGCTACATCGTTCTGGGATGGAGTATTTTTCCCAGCAAAATCTGGAACTATGGGTCCAAATTCTGGAACAATGAATCAGGATACTGGTTGGCAGTCAACTTTTAATACTCCCCCACAGAAAGATGGGACAGAAAGCGCCGGATACGGAAATCGTAGTGCCGGAACCAATCCTCATTAGGAGTTAGAAATGACAGGTACCACACTAGGTGGTTGGCCCGGTATCGAAACAGCACAGGAACAGAAAGTTCTTGTGTGGATTAAGGTGCCCGGTACAGTTAAGAAAGTTCAATTGCGTAAGGAAATTGCTCCAGTTTTTGCAGCATTCCTAGCAGAAGTACATAAGAAGGTTATTAATTTAAATAAGGGTCCATTGGATGGATGGGAATTTCGTCAAGCACGCACAGGAGCAGGTCTTTCTCAGCACGCCGGGGCTGTTGCGTGTGATTTCCGCTACGATGTGCTTCTTGCCGATCATCGCCGTCATATGACACAGGCACAAATTAATGCCATGCATTCTTTGTTAAATAAGTATGTAACAACTAGCGGAAAGAGAGTTTTTGGATGGGGAGGTGATTGGAAAGTTGCCACGGACACTCAGCCGGGATTTTGTGATGAAATGCATCTAGAGGCTATTCAAAATTGGTCCCCCGGAAGTCATGGATCTAATGCAACTGTTGCAGATTTCCAGAATGTGCAGAAGCGTTTAGGCATTAAGTCTGATGGTACTGTTAGTACTGTTCAGAAGATTATTAATGTTTTTAAGCCTGCTCCAAAACCTCCGGTTCCAGTTCCAGCACCTAAGCCAATGCCGACTCCAGCACCTGTGGCTAAGCCGGTCACTCCTGCAGTAAAGAAGCCAAAAGTAGAAGTTTCCTTGGTTGCAGTACAGCCCGGTAAGAAGAATAAGCAGGTGGGGGTTGTTCAGGAAGCCTTGAAGTCTGTTAAGAAGTATGATGGACCAATTAATAATACTTTTGATAAAGCAACTCGTTCAGCATATGCAACATGGCAGGCTTCTCTTGGGTACAAGGGCACGGATGCTAATGGTGTTCCGGGAACTAAGTCTCTTACTGCTTTAGGTAAGAAAACTGGGTTTACAGTAATTCCATAAAATGTTATAATAGATTTGCTGGGGCGGGAGTTGCGGTAGGCAGCCCCCGCCCCTAATAATATCTAAGGATTTAGTATGTCTGATTTAATAGAAGGTTTGAGGTATGCTCAAGCGAATGTGGTAGCCATGTATGCACAATCTCATGGTTATCATTGGAATGTTAAGGGTATGTTGTTTAAGCAATTTCATGCCTTTTTCCTAGAGATTTATGAAGATGTTTTTGATTCTATTGATGCTTATTCTGAGAATCTTCGTAAACTTGGTGCAGATGCTCCGTTTGGTTTGAAAACGTGGAGTGAGACTGCAACGATTACGATTAATGAAGATCCTAATTTGAGTGCTGTTGAGATGATTGGTGAGTTAATGATTACTAATTCTAAGATTGTTGATCAGTTGAAGGTTCTTTTTAAGATTGCTGATGCTGCTGATGAACAGGGTATTGCTAATTTTATTGCTGAGCGTATTGATAAGCATCAGTTTTGGAATTGGCAGTTGGGTGTTACTTTAAAAAGCACTGTCGCTTAATCTTGACTGAATATCCATAATAGGGTATTCTAATATAATGACTCCAATTATGCGAGTTATTACTCCCGCTATTGCCCTTCTTGCGGCACTTGTCGTACAGGTACCAATGGCCCAGAGTAGTAATGCAAGTAATATAGTAGTACAGGCTGGCAGTGTCGTTAAAACTGTAAAAACATCCACCACAGTAAGCATGATTAAACCTTATGGACCTATTAAGGGCATTAAGCCTTCTGCATGGACAGGCAAGTATTATATCCCAAAGTGGGAACTTGTCCGTCGTTGCATTGTCAAGAGGGAATCTGAGGGTTTATATTATGTTGTGGAGAGGAATTCATTCGCTCAGGGCGCGTATCAATTTATGCCTTTTTGGGGAAGAACCCTCGCTAAAAAAATCGGACACCCAGAATTGGCGAACACGCCGATTAGATATTGGTCTAGAGTAAATCAGGATCATTCATTTTGGGTTATATGGAATAATGGAAAGGGAAGAAGTAACTGGTCGGGAGGCCGTTATCGTTGCTTCTAAAAAGGTGGGGGCGAAAAGCCCCCACCTT